CGGCTTGCGGCGATCATTGAGCCTTTGCCTGAGCGTCTTGACAGGATGCAGGAAAAGTGGGACGCAGATATCAAAGAGTTGCGTGGCGAGGTTGCTGAGTTGAATAAACAACGCTCCCATCTTCTGGGCATAGGCGTTGGCGTGGGTATCACATTAACATTCTTCGCTGGCCTGATTGCCGCCATTGCCACCGGATTTGTGGGTTGGTTTAAGCCAGCATAACTACTGACAGGAGTAGTGAATGGCCACCAATCAGTACGACATCGATCCGCAGCGCGATGCTGAGATCGCCCAAATTGCTTTTACCTTTGGAAGCCAAAGAGAGGCGTCTCGGGTTTTAGGCATTTCCAGAGCCGCGATTCAAAACGCAATCAAGAGAAATCTATCAAGCGAACTGGCGAGCAGGGGGATTTCAGCCCCGCTTTCCGGAATGAGTGTTTCAGCAGTAACGGATCAGTACGATGCCAATGGGAGCCTGAGGGGGTTCTCAGTAAGGCAAACCCTTGGTGGCTCTGATAGCATTGTCGAGCAAGACAAGACTATCCCCGGCTTCGCTTTCAAGCGGATCAGCACGAACTTTAAGGCTGACGGTAGCATCGGTCAGCAGTGGCAGATTCAGTCTCCTGAGAAGGCCGCGATTGCGGAAAGCGTTCGCAGTTTTGTAATGGGGATTTGCGAAGGGAAGCCACCCGGCCCGATGATCGATGGTGGCGACATCGTCGATGAAGACCTTCTCTGTGTTTACCCAATGGGTGATCCGCACTTTGGCATGAAGTCTCACGCGCCAGAATCTGGGGAAAACTTTGATCTAAAGATCGCGGAGAAGGTGACCAAAGGCGTCGTTGATCGCCTTGTCGCGAAAGCCCCTCCTTCCAAGAACGCGATCCTCGCCAACCTTGGAGACTTCTTCCACGCTGATGACAACAGCGCCCGCACAAAGCAGAGTGGGAATCATCTAGATGTCGACGGCCGCTGGCATGAAGTTCTTCGCGTCGGCGGCTGGACGATGGTTCACCTGATCTACCGCATGCTTGAGAAGCACGAAAATGTTATCGTGTTCAACGAACGCGGCAACCATGACGACGTGTCAGCCATCGCGATGGCCGTCGCCCTTGATATGTTCTTTCACAACAATCCCCGCGTCACGATAACCGATCCGGCCGCATACTATCACTTTCATGAGTTCGGCAACAACCTCATCGGGTTCACTCACGGAGACGGGGCCAAGGAAAACGACCTACCATCTATCATGGCCCACGACGAGCCTCAGGCATGGGGACGCGCAAAACATCGCGTGTTCCATAGGGGGCATTACCATCATGATCGATCAGTCGATCTGGTTGGATGCACCGTCGAAACACACCGCACTCTTGCCGCTTCCGACGCTTGGCACAGGAAATCTGGATATCGCGCTAAACGCGACATGAAGGTGATAACATATCACAGGGAGTTTGGAGAAATTGATCGTTCTCGCGTAAATCTGGATATGATATGAACCGCCTAGAAGAAGCAGTCGAGGCGCTCAAGGCCGCGCATGAAGCCAAGCATGCCGCGATGCAGCGAGCCATTGCCGAGATCGATTATCAGTTTGCGAACATCATCCGCATAAGGACGAAGGAATATGAAGATGAACTCAGAAGTTTTTCCATCCGCCGCGATTGAGTTTCTGATGGCCGCGTCGCACACGATGCGAGAACGCGCAGATCAGTATGATAAGCCAGAGGGCGAGCGCAGCATGAAGGCGATCATCTCCGCCTTCAACGCGATCACCGGCCGATCATTGACGGAATCTGAAGGTTGGCTTATAATGCTACTCTTGAAAATGGTGCGCCAGTGGCAAAATCCTGACAAGGCGCATTCAGATAGTCTACTGGATGGCGTGGCATACGCCTCGCTCTTAGCGGAGTCGTTTATGTGTTCGACCCCCTCTGGCACTACGCACTCCGGCACGGGAGACTGATTGATGTGGGTCTGGGATCAGAGCGCAGGAACGTTGTCCAAAGATGGCGCGATTGTCTCTCGCGGCTATTCAGGAAAAGGACGAGGGAGGAATAATCCCTCGCTTCAGTCTGTGGCTGGCATCGGCCCACTTCCTCGCGGCCGCTACCGCATTGGTGAGCCGCGCACATCGCCGCGAACCGGGCCGTTTGCGATGGACTTGTACCCAGTGGACGCCACGCCGGGTAACACGGTTCACGATTCGACTGGCCGATCTGCATTTCAAATTCACGGCGACAGCGTATCAGCGCCGGGAACAGCTTCATCTGGCTGCATCATCTTGCAGCGCGCTGTTCGCGAACAGATTTGGCGTAGCAAAGATCACATTATTGAGGTGGTAGAATGATTGCTTGGATTAAAAAGGGTCTTGCTTCTTACAAGACCACGATTGCCGGGGTTCTCGCTGTTCTCCTCGCCATCTCTCTGATGGTGATTCCGGTTATTATTCCGGTGGAAGCAGCCGGTCTAGCCTCTGAAAACGTGAAGTGGCTCATAGGCGCTTTGTTTGCTTCGGGTCTGGGCGGCATGCTGTGGCGCGGTGAGAAGTGACGTTCACAGAAACTCACAAGGCCATAGCTCGCTATCTCTGGATTGCTGTATTGTCAGTCGCTTGCGGGATCGCGCTCTATCAAGTCTTTGTCCAGCCGGGGCAGATGAGAAAACGAGTTACCGAGGCTGAGAATGCAGGAACCGTCGCTGGCACAAGGAACGATGCATCAAAAGACGCGCAAAAGATAACGGAGAGCCACTATGTTGAAAGGCGTATCATCGAAGAGAAAGCAAACTCTGGGATGGAAGCCGTGCTTTCCGGGGCTGACGATGCCTCTGTTTCTCGCGCTGCTCGTACTGCTGCCTGCCTGTTCAACCACAGTTACCCGGCTGACCATCCCACCTGCAAAGTGCAGTGATTTTGTTTCACCTGACGCATGGAAGCCAGTGATCGGCGCTGATGTGTCGAAGGTAGAAACTCAGAAGGACTGGGCGGCGGCGTTTGTCGCACAGACCGGCAGGCTTGAGGCCGCGAACGCTGACAAGTCTTACGTCTTCTCCGTTGTCACCGCCTGCGAGAAACGGGAGCAGCAGATTTACGAGAGCCTCAACGGAAAACGCCGAAGGTTTTTTGGGCTGTTTTAGTTTCGCCTTGACAGCGCGGAAGGGGCTTTCATCCACGCGCTTCCATGAACTAAACACTTATGCTATGGTGCGTCGATGCCGGCAACAATGAACTTTTCCAGTCTTCAAGACGACATGCGAGCCTATCTTGAGCGCGGCGATGTCAGCGACACGACTGTTTATGATCAGCTTCCCAAGCTCATCAATCTGGCAGAGCGCCGACTGGGACGTGAGCTAAAGATCGAAGGCACGGTTACCGTCGTCTCTTCTGCGCTGGTAGTTAACCAGAGCGTCTATGCCAAGCCCGACCGCTGGCGAGAAACTATCAGCGTGACGATTGGAACTGGCACTGGCTTCAATACGAGAGATGTTCTGACGCCGCGATCCTATGAGTTTTGCAGGACTGTCTGGAACAACCCCACCTTAACCGCAGAGCCGCGCTACTACGCCGACTATAACTATAGCAATTGGCTGATAGCGCCTACGCCGAATTTGGCATACCCATTTGAGGTGGTCTATCACGAAAACCCAGCATATCTGGACGATACGAACCAGACAAACTGGTGGACTGAGTACGCGCCGAACGCGCTGCTTTATGCCGCCCTTCTCGAATCCACCTCTTTCCTGAAGAATGACGAGAGGATTTCTGTTTGGGAAGGTTTTTATAACAGGGCCGTTGCCGCACTGAACAACGAAGATCAGCGGCAGATTATCGACCGAACCATTGTGAGGCGCGAGGCATGACGTTCACCAACGTTTTCGGTGGGACAACGATTTATCCTTCGGATGTTTCGTATCGGGCAATTACCCTGTCGGCCAATACCACTTTGGACTGGCCGCTCGAAACCGTACCGAACGGGAACATCGTCGCTCAGATTATGGATGTCACGGCGACTGCTGGCAGCCTCGTCATCCGTATGCCTCCCGCAAACGAGACTGGTGCAGGTCAGACCGCGCTATTCTTCAACGTCGGTGCGAACGCATTTGTCGTCGCTAACAACGGCGGAAGTACGATTGTCAGCATCCCTCCCGGTCAGGCTTGGCAGATATATCTGACCAATAGCTCTACCGTGAACGGGACTTGGCGATCATTCCAATATGGCGCTGGAACATCTTCAGCTACCGCTGGCTCACTTATTGGCGCTGGCATCAAGGCGATTGGTGCGACACTCAATCAATCTATGCCGGTGTCTTCAATTGGCTCAAATTATACAATAGGCTCCGTTGACCGCGCCTCGGCAATTAACTGGACTGGCGGCGCTGGTACACTGTCTTTGTCGTCCGCTAGTTCAGTTGGAAGTGACTGGTTTGTAAATGTTCGCAATAGCGGCACTGGTGGCATTACCATTCAAACAAGCGTCGGTGGCCAGAACATTAATGGACTTTCATCTATCTTTTTAAATCCTGCTGACAGCGCGATTGTATTTTCGGATGGCAGCAACTTTTTTACCATTGGAATTGGGCAAAGTGTAGAGTTTGCGTTCGATTATATTTCGATTGATTTGACCTCAGACGCAAGCCCTTACGCACTGAGTGGTAATGAGCTTAATCGGGTATCGTATAATTTCTTTGGAACGTTGACCGGGAATATGCAAATCGTTGTCCCCGCGACGGTACAGCAATATTGGATTTCAAACGGAACGGACGCTGCGTCAGCGGCGTACACCATCACGGTAAAAACCTCGGCAGGCTCAGGGGTCGCTATCGCTCGCAACCAGCGCAGCATTTTGTATTGCAATGGTGTCGATGTTGTAGAAGCTGATACTGGGAGTATTTCACTCCCTATCAGCGTGGCTCAAGGTGGAACCGGAGCGATAACAGCTTCTGCTGCTCGCACTAATCTTGGGGCGACATCCCTCGGGAGCGCGCTATTTACCTCGGCAAGTGCAACCGTTGCTCGCTCCGATCTTGGTTCTACTGCCGTTGGTGATGCATTGTTCATTGCGTCAGATGCCGCATCTGGGAGGTCAACTCTTGGCCTTGGGTCGATGGCAGTTATTAATAGCCCTGTTCCGGTGGCGAACGGCGGCACAGGCGTGACGACTTCGACTGGCACGGTTGCTGTGGTGCTATCGAACAGCCCTACGCTTGTCACGCCTAACCTCGGCACACCGTCGGCAGCTACTCTGACCAACGCAACTGGACTTCCGCTCTCCACTGGCGTGACCGGCACCCTGCCCGTGGCCAACGGTGGCACAGGGCAGACGACCTACGTCAACGGCGAACTGCTAATTGGTAACACCACTGGGAACACGTTGACTAAAGCCACGCTCACTGCCGGTTCTGGTATAAGCATCACAAACGGCACTGGCTCGATCACTATTGCCGCAACGGGTGGCACCGGCACTGTTACCAGCGTCAGCTTCACTGGGGGCATTGTCTCCGTTGCTACAGCCACATCCACACCTGCACTCACGGTGGCGGGTACATCTGGCGGTATCCCTTATTTCTCAAGCACATCGACGTGGGCATCTTCTGCTGCCCTTGCTGCAAGCGCTCTCGTCGTCGGTGGTGGTGCAGGTGCAGCTCCAGCTACTGTTACAACGGGTACCGGTGTTGTTACGGCCCTCGGTGTTGCTGTCGGTAGCGCAGGTGCCGTCGTTGTAAACGGTGGCGCGCTTGGCACACCTTCTTCCGGTACGCTGACAAACTGCACGTTCCCGACGCTCAATCAGAGTACGACTGGCAGTGCAGCTACCCTAACCACGGCCCGCACGTTTACCATTGGATCGACTGGCAAAACGTTCGATGGATCGGCCGGCGTATCTTGGACTCTTGGTGAAATTGGCGCGGCTGCGTCTGGCGCAAACACCGACATCACTGCGCTCGACCAAGATATTACAATCACGGCTACTGGAACCATTGCGGCCAACACCATTGGGTATCGCGGTATCCCCCAGAACGCTCAGAGTAGCACTTACACTTTTGCTCTGTCTGATGCTGGTAGCCACGTTTACTCGACCAATAGCGGCGCACAGACTATTACTGTCCCTACAAACGCATCGGTTGCATTTCCAATTGGCACTGCCGTCACCGTCGTCAACAACGGCACAACGGCTATAACTTTCACGACTACCGGTGTAACGGTTTACAAGGCCGGAACTTCTACCGCGTGGGCATCAGGTGGCACAGTCGCTGTTCGCGGTCTGGTTACTTGGCTGAAAGTTGCTACGGATACATGGTTCGTCTCTGGAGCAGGGTTGTCCTAATGAGCGGTATCCAAATGGCGCTGCTTGGGTCGGTTGGGGGTTTCACCCCCGTCACCAATACGTACACGTCTGGAACCGCTGTTACTGAAACAGTGCCTACTGGCGCTACGCAGGTTGTCATTACGCTAGATGGCGGTGGCGGCGCTGGGGGCTTTAACAGCGGTTCTCAGGGCGGTGGCGGCGGTGGTGGTGGTCGCTCAGTCAAGACTATTGCGGTTATCGGTGGCGAAACCATGACCTACTCGGTCGGCGGCACTGTCGCCGGGCGTAGCACTACTGGCACCGGCACGGCAGGTGTTGCCTCAAGTACGTCAGGTACTGTTTCAGGCGGCTCCGTAAGCATGACCTCCAACGGTGGTAGTGGCGGCACTTCGAGTTCTGGCGGCGCTGGTGGCACAGCCACGGGTGGCGATACCAACACTACAGGTACTGCGGGTAGCGCCCCCGGATTTCCTAATCTCGGTGCGGGGGGTGCCGGCGCAAGCGGAGCGGCAGGTGGCACTACTTCCTCGGTCAACGGTACTGCTCCGGGTGGCGGGGGTTGCGGCGGTGGGCCCGATGAGGGAATCGGCACCTCTGGCTCTGGTGCGCGTGGTCAAGTTTCGTTCGCCTACACCTAAGGAATACTGAACAAGGAACTATAGGATGGCTGATCAGCCGACACTCGTTCGCAGCCAGCCCGGAATCAAGAGGGACGGTTCTCAGTTTGAGGGCGACTTCTACACTGACGGTCAATGGGTTCGCTTTCAAAGGGGGCTTCCTCGAAAGATGGGCGGCTATCGTCGCTTGTCGAATGAGGCTACGTCAATCGTTCGGCAGTTCCATACTCAGGCCGAGAATGGGATCGTCTATACTCACATCGGGCATTCTGAGGGGGTGCAGGCATTTACTCTTGACGTAAGCGGTAACGCTTCGACCATGAGCAATCGCACTCCTGCCTCCTTCGTTCCTAACAGTGAAGCCATGTGGCAGTTCGATTCCATGTTCGATGGCGCTGGTTCCGGAGAAGTCATCATCGCGCATGGGGCGCGGACGGCTTCAGACATATCCAGCGCGCTCAATTTCCCAGCTTACATCGGGGACATATACGGCACATCCGCATTGACGGAGATACCGACAGCCGGCGTCTCCGGCGGCGTTGTTGTTCTGCATCCGTACCTGTTTATGTACGGCAGCAACGGTCTTGTGAAATGGTCTGACGTAAACGATCCAACGAACTTCACAACGGGGGACGCTGGGAATGCATTCGTAACTTCAGCGAAGATCGTAAAAGGCGTGGCCCTGAGAGGTGGCGGTCAATCGCCGGCCGGTCTGTTCTGGTCTCTGGATAGTCTCATTCGCACGTCGTACACTGGCGGGGCGGACGTGTTTCGTTTCGACACTGTCACTTCATCCACGTCAATACTTTCCGCAAACAGCGTTATTGAGTATGATGGAATCTACTTCTGGTGTGGGCTTGACCGTTTCATCTATTACAACGGCGTAATCCAAGACTTGCCCAACACCCTGAATAGCAACTTCTTTTTCGACAACCTGAACTACGCAAACGCGAACAAGGTCTTTGCGTTCAAGGTTCCGCGTTTCGGCGAAATCTGGTGGTGCTTCCCTAAGGGGACATCCACCGAATGCAATCACGCTGTCATTTACAATGTCAGAGAGCAGACGTGGTATGACACGCCCCTGCCAGAAGGTGGCCGCAGTGCGGGCATCTATGCTCAGGTGTTCCGCTCTCCGTTGCTTTCTGGTACTCTTGAAATCGCTCCCCCGCGAGGAGACGGCCGAATAACGGAAGCGTCTGACATCCGGATCACGGAAGAAGGTGATGCCCGTATCACGGACACGGGGACGATATCTTATAAAATCTGGAGGCACGAGACTGGCGTTGATGCCATCGATGGGACTTCGGCGCAGGCTATCCTCAGCTATTTCCAAACAAGCGATATAACGCTGCTCTCAGGGCAGCCTCCTCGGCTGAACGCCATGCGGATTACAGCCATTGAAACCGACTTCGTTCAGTCTGGCGACATGTCTGTTCGGGTCACTGGCTACATCAACACCAAGGCGCAGGATGTAATCAGCGATCCTTATGTGTTCCCTGCCGTCGCGTCCACTCCCGCTGAGGAGGTGGTCAAGATGAAGGAAATCCGTCGCCGTATGAAGTTGCGTTTTGAGAGCAACACGATTGGCGGGGACTATCAGATGGGTGACACCGTCGCGCACGTCGGGATCGCCGATGCAAGGTATCAATCTTGAGCATAAACCCCTATCAGATGTCGTCGTTCATCGACTGGGCGCAGAGGATGGTTCCGGTGCTGTATCAGTACGGCGTCATTCCGAATCCACCGTTAGAGATCGGTTGGAAAAACTGGGCATCTGATGTAATATCGCTTGACGAGATTGCAAAGCGCGGCGCTCC